CATATTTTACTTCACCGAGCTTTTGGATATAAGCTCCGTATAGGTTGTATTTGTTGATCTCTGTTAACTTATCATCAACTTGTACAAGAGTGATAAGTGCTTCAGGACCTCTTACTGATAAGTCGCCAGTACTTGTTAAATCATTGAATACTTGACCTCTTTGCCAAGCTTCGAGTTTCTGCCGGATAAGACTAGCTTTGTCAGCACGAAACTCAACCGTCCAAGCATTACTACCAGGGTATTTTACGGTACCGGGGAAGTTAAAATCAAGACCCATATAGGTAGCTGTTTGATTTTGAATGTCTCTTGAAGGTAGAGTAGCTGTAGTAATATATACGAAATCGTCTTCGTTAAAAATATTATTACCTAGAGAAGTTACTCGTAGCATGTAGTCACGAGCGAAATCTCTTTGCTGTGCTACCCTGTAGAAGTCTTGTATTGTTTGTGACATATTAAATATTTATGTTAAGGTTATTGTAATAATTCCTGGAAGTTTTGACTTGTACGGGTAGCGTAGAAGTTTACTAAGATAAACTCTGCTGTACGTACTGGCTTAATGTAGATATCTACAACAAGCGAGTTATCGTCAATAATATCTGGAGTATTGTTTGTATCATTACATACAATCAAGTAGTCGTAAACACCTTGAGTATTCTTAGCTAGTTCAAATACTGGCTTAATCGTATTAGTTAATCTGTTACGAGTAAACGTTGTATTTGGTTCAAATAAGAATGCTTTGCTTGTATTAAGTACTGATTTCTCTAAGAAGAGGAATAAACGACGAACATTAATACGATCAAATGCACTCGGTGTCTGTAATAAAGTCTTTTGACCTTGAATTGAGAAACCAGCACCAGGAGTGTTTACTACTGGGTTGATTGCAATCTTGTAAAGTAAATCGCGCTGCTTTTGATTTGGGTTAACTGCAATATCAACAATACCAGTTACGGTACCACGATTTGCACCAGCAGGTGCTGCCCAAGGATAAGCTACTGCATCGTTACTTGTATAGATTGCTGCAGCAAAACCAGAGAATGGCAACCAAGTAGCTTTTGAAGTAAATGAATCAATAACTTTGACCCAGTTACCATATGTTGTAGCATAGCTTGTATTAACCCCTTGATAGGAGTTACGTAGCGGCCAGTAAATGTTGCTTGAGAAGTTTGTTGAAGGATCTTTTAATGTCTTGAAGTCTGCACCTTGTACGAAAATTTGACGTAATGGGTCAGAAATAAAGATACAATCTTTACGTTGGAATGTAGTAAAGTCTACAAACTTTTGAGTAATTTGAGACCAAGTACCGACAATAGTATCTGGTGTATAGTTACCATCAGATTCTGTTAAATTGTCTACTGCAGATTGAACTGCTGTACCGTATGCTGTATCATCAAATGTGCCTGTTTGTGCAATAGCTGCAACAGTCGATAAACCACCGTCTACTACAACGTCAATATTGTATACATCTGCATTACCAGCTAAACTTAAAGCGTTATCAAGTTTTGCACCAACATCACCGATTGTCTTTACGTTAGTTGTATCTAACGAAGGAGCATAAACACCTAATGGGAATAGGCTAGTTGCTGCATTATAGTTGCCTGTTTGATTAAAAGGAGTTAATACTCTGACTTGTTTTGCAGCATTACCGTCATTGTCTAACCATTTAATATTGTTTGAAATGTTAGGGTTAAGGAATACTGTTAAGTTAGGTGAAGTATTGTTGATTACTGTTTCAATAAAGTCGCTCTTAGCTGCACCACCGTTTTTGTCTTGTACTGTACGGTTAGCATAGAACGATGTAGCATAACCTTCTTGTAAGCTATATGATAACTGTAATGGGTTATTACCGAAAGGAGATGTTCTTACTTTAATAAGAGAAACGATCGCTAAGTCATCAAAGCCTGTACCACCTACATTTGAAATGTCGTATTGTGGAATGTTTTCGATTAACTGTGAAACGCTTGGCTTTGGATCTGCTGCTGTAGCTGATAATTGGAAGCTTAAACGGCTTGATGGAATCTCTTGATAAACATTAGCACCGGTTAAACCAAACGATGATTGTTCAGCTGTAATACTGAATACGTTTTGAACAGCAGACATTGCTGTCGTTGGGTTTAAGTTGAGATTGTCAGCAAGATTTAAATAAAGACCTTCAAACTTTTCGTTAATAGTTGTTTGAGATTCGTTTAATACTACTAAACCGATACCGTTTGCTGTTAAATCAGCAACACTATTAATAGTTGGAGCTGCACCACCGCCAGTTGTGCTCCAGTTAATACCGTTTTGTTTTAAAGTTACGTAATCGTCTTGAGAAAGTTCAATAAGTTGTGGGGCTGCAAGATAATATGTACTTGCACTCATGAATGCTGTAGTTGTTGAAGCTGCAGCTGCTGTAGTTGTGCTTGGTGTTAAAGCTGGTAGTACTGGGAATACTAAAGCACTGTATTTGTTAGCTGCATAACCATCTCCCATTCCACCACCATAAGGTAAACGATAAACACTTACTTGAGCGTTTGTACCTGCATTAAACTGTTGTTGTACGGAATAATAAAAATAACGTTCGGCTGCATTAGTAGGTGTACCGAAAATATTAGTAAAATCGTTACCTGTTGTAAGGCTTATAATTTCATTAGCAGGACCTTGAGCAGCAAAACCTGCAATAAACACATTAGTACCATTAGGTACGCTTGTTGTTTGGCTTAGATCGATTTCATTAATTTGTACACCAGGGGATTGTATTTGACGTAAAGTAGCCATAGTAGTATTTACTATTATTTAGGCTTTTCCGCGAGAAAACCTTGTTGTTTTACAGTAATTCTGAAGTCAACTGGCTGAACGAGAACGTAAATGAAGACTCTAACTGATCAGCATCTCTATAACTATAAGTTATGCCTGTTAAATTTGTAATAAAGGCTTTGCTATACGTCCAACGGATTTTCTTATTATTATATTCATCCAACCCCTCCACCACCACACTTGTTTGGTAAGGCTGTAGATTTGCTAAGCCTGCATACTGAGTTGGTGTTTGAGGTAATTGTGTTAAGTTATCAGGATCCATAGTACTACTTGTAACACCGTTTATATAATCCAACCACTTCCATAATACCCACCAGTTGTTATAATTGTTATCTACTGTAAAGTTTACAGTAATGTTTTGGTACTTCTCTCTTTTGTTAGAAGTTACGCTTAAAGTTTGACCGGAAAATGGTAAATCGACAGGATTTATTGCGGTAGCGGGTACAACTGTACCGTAAACCGAATATTGCAAAGAATCTAGATATACTCCATCATTTGTTCTGTCGCTTTGATTTAATATATTAATCTTTTTAAGAGCGTCAGGCAGGTTTAACGTGAGTAGAAATTTATCTTTTCTACTTTTATTAAGAATAGACTGTTGTGTTATAGGTCCGAGTGCCATTATTTGCCTTTTTCTTTCTTTTCTAAATAGTGTCTTCTTACAATTGGATCAAAACCGAGTACAATGCCACTAGTACTTAGACCACGAGGCTCGGTATTTACCTTATCCATATTCATACTATAAAAACGAGCAATTGCTTGAGCGGTTTGAGGTATAATATATGTTTTACCACGTGGTTTCTTTTTTAAGTTTTCAATTTCAGGAAAAGGAGTCTCCATCTCTCTGTGAGTCTTAGCAATAATACTGACCGATTTTGTATCGTGCCTAGTTAATTTGCTCATACCCGCCGTAGGAGATTGATGTCTTGGACCACGACTACCTTTACCGCTAGTTATGCCTGGTTGAGACATAAACGTCTTAAAAGTTTCAGCTTCTTGATTTAAAGATAGCTCTTTATCTCTTTTAGCTATTACGCCTTGTATTAACCTATCAATATCTTTAGTACGTCTTAACTCTTTATACGCTAAATTTTCTATAGAGTATTCTCCGCCTTTAACTAAACCAGCCTGTCTAGTTTTTAAAATTTTATCTTTTACATTTTCAGCACACTCCAAATCACATTTATCGCTCAAAGCATGGTCAATCATATGTCTCATTGCTTCAGCCTTTTTAGCTATCTCTTTTTTATCTATATGGTCTGATTTTTGAGGTTTATGTACCCAAGCATCGTTTTTTAATGAATATACACCTGTAGAATGATGAGGTTCAAGTATATCTTGTATATATACTTCTACGTCATAGTTTTTAATTTTAATTTCGTGCGTACTATTCCAAACAGTCTTTTTAGCCTTAAAATAATCTTTAAGTAAAGCTTCGTCTATATTATAATCTCTACAATCTGTTATAATATGCAAATCAAAATCGCTATATTCAGT